CTATCCAATTTTCTTATGGGGCATGAGTGGGGCATTTTGAGAAAATTTTGCATTGATTAATGCCATCTGTTCATCATTACTGTCTGGCATCCACTCCCCATAAACAGAGAAAACCATCTGTGCTGATGCATGACCCATCTGTGATGCAATGAATGATGGGTTGGCCCCGGCAGATAGCAACCAGCATGCGAAAGTATGGCGCGATTGATATGGTTTTCTGGATCTGATTCCTGATCTCCTTAATGCATTGTTCCATATCTGCCCTAATGATTCTGTCGAGTAGTAATCACCGCAGATTTGATTTGAAGATGTAACCTTGGGAATGAAAACGAAAGTGCAACGGTCTTTTCTTGTTTTCCTTGCCTCTCTTGTATGGATCAGTATTTCATATTGAGGCCCCATCCTGGTATATAGCATTTGACTGCGAAGAGTTTCTTTTGCATTGTCCGTCAATTGAATAACGCGATCTGTTCCTGCGTCAGTTTTCGGCAAAGTAAACTGCTTAACCCGGGTGAGATTTCTCCTTACCATAATTGTGCCAGCCTCAAGGTCAATATCCTCCCATGCCAGTGCACAAAGTTCTCCGTGCCTCATTCCGGTGTATACCGCCAATGTCCATAAGTTTTTTATTTGTTGATGGTTGCACCCATCAAGCATTCTAAAAAACTCATCCCTCGTTAGCGGGTCTGGTTGGGGTTTACTTTTCCTTAATCGAGTTAGTGTGGATGTAGGATCTGAATCTGCGTATCCATTGCTAGCAGCAAATATAAAAGCAGACTTAACACATGCCAGACAGTAATTCACTGTTGGAACAGACCTGCCTTTAACGGGATTGATCTGATGTCTTCTTGGTAATTGCATACCATTAAGCAACTCATTCCTCAATTTCAGGATGTCCTCATTCCTAATGGATGAAACTTGGCGATCGGGGCCAAGCAGGGTGGCTGCGGTTTTAAGCGTTGATGTATATCTGTCATGAGTGTTTAGTGAAACCTCTGGTTCCTTCAATGATAGCCATTTGTTAAATAACTCTTGAATAGTGATATTCCGTACTTGTGTGGTTGCATACTGAACCGCACCAAGCGAGTCAGGGAATTGCTTTGCATAGTCAAAGGTGCCAGTCTTAATTGCATAACCAATCGACTGTCGCAAATCTGCTGCAACCTTTCTATTTTTGGGTGTGTCAGGGATCCCGAGGGATTCCCTGCAACGTTTCTTTTGATACATAAACCAAATGCGTAGATATCCTCCGTGATGTTCTACGCCAGTTGGATACTGAGTTTTACTCATAAAGTTAACCTCAATGTAATGGGGAACGGTAGGTTAAGCGGTTTTCTTGAGCTTTGCAGCACCAGGTTGTCGTTTTGACTGCTGCTCTATCCACTTATCTATTGCCTCTCTGTTATACATGCATTCGCTATTAGGCTTTGGATCATCAACAGGTGAGAACAATAAATACTCCCTCCCTTGTAACCATGAGTTTTCTCTAGCTCTCTTAATAGTTCCTGGTCGCAATCCGGTTATAGTGATAAGCAAATCCTCTGATACCCATTTGTTAGGCTCGATTTGAATAACATTGGTCATAGCTGGCCTCTTATCTCTTTATCAATCTGACGAACGTAATAGCTCAACCAGCGTTTAGCCGGGAAAGTGTTAGGTGGTAGGGCGGTGATTTTTTTTGCGTGGCGGTCGAGGATTTCTGTGATGAGCTTGTCGTGCTCTGAAAGTGGCTTGCCGTCCGTGGCTTCAATTATTTCCGTTCTACAACATCGAGCTACTGACCTGATTGCGTTCTCTATTGTCGATTCCATGCGCTCACCCCGCATTACTAACGATATAGAGCGTTGCTACTACTGTGTACCCGATGAGATATATCCAGAACCAGGCACCGCCTGATATTTTTCTCTTCATGCCGCCTCCGAACTGCCAGGTATTAATCTGATTGATTGAACGCACTCGTTGCCCCAGGTATCCCACCCCTCTAAATCCTTCCTTGAAAACAACTCAATGCGTTTAACATCGCCATACAGCAATTCCAGCCGGTGGCGCACTTCCCACGGCTTTTCGCTGTGCTCGCCAAGTGGTGAGTACACAACTTGTTTGATGCTGGCGTTAAGCCGTTCAAGGCCATTACCGCGCACTGCAATCAGCACATCCTCCGTATTGGCCCTGGTGTAGTTGCCGCCATTCATCCGTGATTGGGTATTGAGTAGGGTGAGAAAGTCGTAAAAGTCGTTAACCTCACCGGCTGCCAGCGCTTTGTTGATATGATCCTCTGCCAGTTGATTCAGCTTCACCCAAGTGAAACCCTTCATCGTGCGCACCTGGAAACCCCAAGCTTCAGCGAGTTGCTTTGCTTCGTCGTTGAAATTGCCGGTGTACCACATGGCGATAACTGCATCGGGCGCTGCGAGAGACCAAACTGGAAGGCGTTTTAAATCGGTGAGTGACATCGTGCGGTAGTGATTAACTGCTGCGCCGTTGCTGGCCTTGTTTCCGTATTGCCATGGTGGGTCACAATAGATGAGCTGATATCCACTCATGCCGCCTCCATTATCTTTCTCACTTTCGCCTTCACTGACTTCACCGCTTTAACTGGCGCTGGCGGGACAACTTGCCGCGGTACCGGTCTCTTTGATTTATCGCCGGTTCGTAGTCGCTGCTTTATTCGCATATCCCACAGGTAGCAGTCTTTGTGGTCACGCCCATCATCCGGTGCCCGGGCAACGGTCAGAATTAGTTCGCTGATATCGTCCATACCAACCTCACAGATTTAGAATGGTTTTTACATCATCCGGCTCGCAGCCAGACGACATGATATGAGTGCCTTCATGTAGCGACACCACAACATCGGCAGGCATTACGCCGTACCGTTTCCACAATCCCTGATGCAGAACTTGCGCTAATTCATCCGTGCTAACGCGACCCGCAGTGAAGTAAGCGCGGGGTAATTTGACGATGATTGATGACATAGGGACACTCCAGATAGTGAAATCCGTTTCTGTGAGTCCGTTTTTAGGCAATAAAAAACCCCGCATTTAGCGAGGCTCATTGAGGTGGTGTGCTTACTTTCTTTCTGGCGGGGTATATTCCATTTTACCCATCGTTCTACCTACTTCCCTATAGTGCTTCACTCGGTCGCGAAAATACTCACGTAAATGCGCTGGCTGCTGTTCCTCTATCTGAGCAGGGATAACCGGCATGTTGTAGCGCTCTTTGAATGCAACGCCACTGGCGGCTAAGTCCACAGCCATCTTGTCTTTATCTTCTTGCGGTTTATCAGCGAGATTGTAGCCCATGTCTTCCTCCTATTCGTTTGGAGGATTATAGCGTGGTTATCTATATACTTCGCTGCACATGAGCACAACGTCTGGCCTGCGCTCTTTAATCAGCATTGAGATGGTCAGGCATTCAGATTGGGTAGGGTAGATATCTTCTGTAACTGGTAGGGCATCACAGGCATCAAAGCCGCATGAGCTTATGAGAAGAACAAAGCCGATTAGCATTAGTCCTCCGCTGGTTTGGCTTCTAGATATAATAGTGTTCCGTCTTGAAAGTTATCCCAATCAGCTTGGTCGTGTAAGCACACAATGCTGGCTTCACGTATACCATCAGAACCGTAACTACCGAAAATAACCTGCCCAATGGGTTCCTGCTTTTTCAACTCTGCAAGTTGCTCACGCAGTGATAGCAGTTCAGTGGATATGTCTGATAATTCAACCCGGCACATAGTTACCGCTTGCCCTACATGACCTTTTAGGCTGGCGAGATACTCAAGCCTTTCTTTGCAAACTTCACTCAGCATCTGCATTCCCCTCTACCAACGTGAATGTTTTGCAACCACAATTAGGACAGCAATTATCCGTCCAGCCGCTTTTATTCCTCTTTCCTACCAGCTCATCTTTAGCGTGAGTTTTCCGGCAACGGCGGCATTTGAATTTTTGCATCACTCCCCCTCCACCGTGAAACCGGCTGATTTGATGGATGTTTTAACTTTAGAGGCGTACATGACTTCAATCGGATATTTGCCATAAATATTAACGACAACCACCTCCGGAAGAACAACAGGCTTACTCAGCTTCTCGTTTGCCGCTGATAACACTGCTTCTGCTGTCTCGGCGCGGTCGCGTAAGTCTTTTACATCTGACTCACTGAACCATTTTTCATAGGTTTGGCCTTCCAGCCGCTGAACAAGCTCACCGATTGGCAACGGTTTAATCAGTTCATGTTGCGCCGCTTCCAGTTGGGCTATCAGATCAAGGATTGCGCTGGGATTTGCTAGCGCGATGAATTCTGCATTCCTCCGGCCAGTTTCATCCCATGCCATGCGATAGTCGCCATCGTCCTCTGTGTGAATTATTGCAGCGGTAGAGTTAGTCATATCGAGAAGCGAACGATTATCAGGCCCATAAACTGCATAAGAGTGGAAACCTTCAGAGCAATCATCGCCCACACCATGAGTGCCTTCAGTTTCCACCACATCCTGCCACCATTCCCCCTGAGTGGCTCTCATTGCAGCTTTCTTCAACTCTTCGATGTTATTCATCAGCTGTTACTCCTCAGGCTGGCGGCGAAATCACCACCTTTGCATTCAATGTGATCAGCGAATTCATGATAAGGCTCTTCATGATATCCATGACCACCGCCCGCCATCCGTAAATCGCGTGCAATCTTGGCCGTGAACTCATCAACACCCCTCGCCTTTATCTCGTTAAGCGCCTGAGTTGTGGCGCTCATTTCAGCTTTGATTATTTCTACTGCTTGGGCGTGGGTAATTAGTCCGGTCATGTTTTCATCAAACCAGCGCTGTAAATCACTGAGCATCATTTCTGGCGGGATAACTAACTCAGCATCATCAGCGATACTCTCTAGCCAGCACTGCGCCTCATAGATATTGGTGCCGTGAATACAATGTAGGGCTGCTTGAATTGTCATAACAGCGCGATGCAACAACCATGCATTTGATAATTCGCTAGCGGCTTTCTCGGTAAGCACTACATTCTCGCCAACCAATCGCCACACCTGAGCCATTGCCGCATCGCGCTCAGCTTTTAACGTTTCATAATCAGTGTTTTCAGACATAACTATTCCTCAGCAGTTTGACTGCCGGTAATGGGGTGGGGTTAGGCTGCCAGTCCGTTGGCAGCAAGTGACAATTTCAGATTTGAGTTAATCCGCTCAGCAGTCCGTTGCGCTATAAATGGGTTTTTAATGACTTCGTTGTAAGGGGTAATCCATCCGCGGTGATTGCGTGAATAAACCAGAGTTATGCAGCCAACAGTGATGTTGTCGTGAGAGTGGGTCATAGCGCCCTCCATTGCTCCCCGAACACAAATCCCAAATCGGTTAAAACGCTATCCATTGCTGTTATAAATTCAGGAATGTGCTCATCGAACTGGCGCATCATCTCCTCATCACGATCCAGTGTGACATGGTGAATTGCCTCTCGTTTCATGCGTGGGTCATAGTTTGCAAAGTGCCATCCTTGGCGGCCTGTCACCCACATGCTGAATTGGCACTGAGCGATGTATTCCGGCTTTATTTCTCCGTTGACGCGAAAGTCCAAATACACCGGTGTGGTGAACGGGCATTTAATTTCCAGTCCATTACCATCATCAACCAACCCATCCGGGCTGGCTGCGGTGCGCATACCTTCATCCTTGAAGATAATTGGCACGGTAGAAACCTGCTTGCCGGTGGTGAATTCAAATAGGCTTCTTGCCTCATCTTCGTGATTGTTTCCCCACTCCAATGGCTTGCCAAAAACTTCAGGGGATTGCCCTGTACATACCTCAGCCACCAATTCCATTAAGTAGCCTTTCTTTTTCTCACCCCAACCTTTACCGCCACGTCCTGTAGCGATAACACAATGCGCTCTTGATGCCGTAATCACCCCAAGGCGTAACGCTTTCCACCCCTCACTACCTTGCTCCAGATTTCTTGCGTCAATCCCTGTGCGCTGCAAGATAACGTCATAATCAATCATGCTGCCGCCTTAGTTGTCTGAGTGGTTAGTAGTGAAAGTGCAGTTTTTGCTTCAGCCTCTGTTAGCTGGTTTGCTTCAGTGATTGGGCGTTTAAAACGCTTAGAGAGGTAAGGTAAAAAGGTATCCCATGTTCCATCACGGGGTAGCATTGCATCGTTGATTGCCTTCAGTGTTTCGTCAGTGGCGGGGCTTACATCCTTCTCAACCCCGCGTTCGGCTGCAAAGTTAATGCCCTCGCCACCTTCGGTATTAACGTAATCAATGGCTTGATCCAGTCGCTCACGGCGGGGCCAGTATTTAGCGGCCTGTTTAACCACTGTTTTTAGGATCATTTGTTCTTCATCGGTAGACCAGGGTGAAGGTTTTCCGCTTTTATACGCCTCAGATCTGTCTCGAATGGCATAGACATCTGCAATTCGCATGGTATTAGTCAGGTAGTCGCCATCATCTGTTTTGACGACACAATAAACACCGACCATTTCACCGCGTTCTTCAGCCGTAGCAAACTCGTTAAATTCATGCTCTGGCGCTCGGTCGATACCAACCCGTTTAAACTTATCGTTCTTTCTGACGATTGCTGACTGGCACCACTTGATAGCGCCAGACTGTTGAGCGATATGCATCAACCCCATATAGCTTATGTCGAGACAAATCTTTCCCTTGCGTGGGACCAAATAAGCGAGCTTTTGGGCGGGGTTTAGCGTTATTCCAATGGCTGATACATTCATTACTGCACTTCGAGTTGATAGCGGATTCCCTGCCGCGACCTTCGCAAGGTATTCATTGCCGCTAAACACCTGCATGGCGAATTCCATTTCGCGTTTGAATGCTATCGTTGGCTCAGAGCATACAGCCTGAAACTCTTGCTCTAGTGGCTGTAGCGTTCCGTAAATTACATCAATATTGCTAGCCATTATGCCGCCTCATCGTGTTCAGCCAGTCTCCGCTGTATTTCCAGCGCCTGTTGCCATTTGGCATTCTCAAATAGGACGTTGTAGAGTGCGGTGTCGAGTCCCTCGAAGTCGTACTCATCAACTAAAATATTGAAAGCTTCACGGTCGAATTCAGGTAGTTGCTCAAAAACTTTAATCAGATTGCTGACCTTGAGTTCTTTCTCTTGCCGAGTTGCAACATGTCCCGCCTGTTCAAGTTCTTGCTCACTCAATGAGCCGTAAAGCTTCCGTGCTTCATTCATTTCTGCGTATGTCATAGCAGCCCCTTACTTTCACAAAACGCCAGCGACATAAGTCGATAGCCGGTTTCATTGTTTGGGTAGAAGTGCTCACTGTCACCGATGCGGATAAATAACCGGCCGCCAATTATCTGAAATTTCATGGCTCACCTCGTTGGTTAAGTATTTCGATAAGACGACGCGCACCGTTTTTAACGTTGCGGCAAATGCGGTCGAGCAAAGTCTCAGAGCAGCCCACGCAAGGCCACCCTGCTATACAAAAGGTATGCATGGGATACTCCGGTTTAATTAGTAGTGGATATTTGTGTGAGGAATTTTGCTGTCTTTAATCGCGCAGAGAGTGGCAATGGCTTGTTCGCGGGTTAGCCCGGCGTGTTCAATCAGTCCATTTACCACGGCGGTGCCAACAGTTTTGCGATGTGCTTCGTTAGCTGCTCGCGCCGCCGCTTCATCAGCAACACGCTTCTCTTCTGCCAGCTGAGCATCTTCTTTCTGCTTGGCTTCACGTTGAACTCGCTCAGCTTCCTGCTGTGCTTTAAGTTTCTCGGCTGCGATAGCTTCCTGCTTCTCGCGTTCGGCACGGTCAGACCGTTCCTTAGCATCACGTTCAGCTTTGGCGGCTGCATCCTTGGCGGCCTGTTCAGCTCGTTCCTGAGCTAGTTTTGCATCACGCTCACGTTGTTCCGCTGCTTCAATGTCACGTTTGGCTTTCTCTTCAACTTCGCGTTTCGCTTTCTCTGCTGCCTGTTGAGCAATGAATTCTTCATGGGCTTTCCGCAGGCGTTCAAATTCATCAGCTTTCGCTTTGGCATCACGGTCGAAAGCGTCATTCATTAGCAGGGCCATTTCGTGGTCAGACTCTTTCTTGACCAGCCGCTCCGCTGTGATACTGGCGTCCATTTCATGGGCTTCCTGCCACATGGCTGCATAGGCCGCTTCTGCTGCAATTCGTTCTTGTTCTGCTTCATACTCCAACTTCGGTAGCAAAACCTTTTCTTTCAGTGCGTCCAACCGGTCACGAACCGTCTTTCGGCTGGCATCAATTTTATTTGGCACCTCTTTGTATTCGGTAACCAGATCCTTACCCAGACCATCCAAATAAGTTTTGGTCTTAGCCACTTTCAAGCCGAGAGAAGCAATAGCGTCGCGGCCTTTCTTTGTGCTGACATCTGGAACAAACGAATTAACTTCTTTCTCAACCTGCTGAAGAATTGATTCGATGTGGTCAGGCTGGGTAAATACTGCGAGAGCGTTTTTAGACTCGATAACAATCGATAAGCCGGTTGCTTCACTCATGCTCATTTCCTTGTGTTTAGCCCACAGCAAAACACCGACTGTTGTCAGTTATTTACTCTGGGGATTGGTGGGGTGGGGAGTTACTCGGTTTCTGTTACGGTGTAGCCTTGATCTCCAAGCCAAGAGATAACGTCGGTTTCGCCAATTTCTTCCAGCAAGTCATTTGCACCATACTCGCTGACAATTTCACTTTTGCTTACCGCTTCAATTAGTTCAGCATCAGATAACTCCATTTCAATCATGCCGTATCGGTCAGCATCAACATTAGTAATGCCTTTAACTTTAATCGTAATATCTAAGCTCATATCTCACCCTCTAGCCTTAATCATTGCGTCTGCGATTAAATATGCATCCTCAGCTAATTCTTTGTAATGCGGTGAATTCGGTCCTCCGCCAAAGCTATGCCCATCATATCGGCGGATAATTCCCTGCATCGCCTTGGCCGCAAAATAATCGAGGAGTGTCATACCTTCCTGCTTAATGAATTGCTGGTCTGGTCGCCCTGTAGCTGCGAACGCTGGGCCGCCTGTTTTAATTTCATCTGTCATACATCACCTAATTTTGTTGGTTTAAATGTATAGGTTGGTGCAATTATCTTGTGCATGCAGTCACCTTTCTCGTTGTACTGCTGCAACATCTCCAATACATCTTCATCGCTCTGCGTATCACCATGGCTACCAACAATGCAGAGCAGATGAGTGTCAGCGTCAAGATTGATTAGCGCCTTATACAGCTCACGAATAATCATCTGATCGATTGTCATACATCACCTCATCTAGTGGTCTTATTGCTGCCACTGGTTAAGTGGCAGGGGTAAAACTACTTCTTGGCGTAAGAGACAGCTTCACTCATTGTTTTGAAGTCTTTCGTATATCCAAACCGGTTAATACCCTGCCAAGGCAACTCAAGCTTTGCTGAATGATTAGTTCTGTCTATCACCTCACCAGAAATTACCGCGTAAGTGTTTGCTGATGTTTTTATCGTGTCTGCCATCATTCATTCCTCATTTACCCGCCAATAAAAAACCGCCAATTAGGCGGCTTATAGATTGTTGATTTGCTGTTCTATATAGGCTTTATCAGCCTCTATTTTCTCTTTCGATTTATTGAAATTGTCGGATAAATTCTGTAGTTGCTTATCGCTGTTTGCATGTAATTTGGTTCGAATAACTAGCATTTCATCGTGATTAAACTCAATGCCCATCCTCTTACATTCCTGAAGCTCTTCAACGCTGATATAACTTCTATCTAGCTGGGCTATCGCAATGGATTTAACGAAAGACTTAGCCTCCTCGTAAGTCTTGAAGAATGACACGCTAGTGTTGTCTCCGCTTCCGTCACTATATTGGTTCACTTTCAACGCTATATTTCCGTTGGAATTACCGAGCACAGAAAGCAGTTTCAACCCTTCGTATCGCTTGTTACCGTAACTGTTTTCAATAATCGACATGTATTCGGAATAGCGTTCGATTTTTGGAAGACGATAAGAAGATGCGACCGCATAGTTGAGTTGCCCGGTCATTACATCTATGAAGTGGGTCAAGTCTTGCTCATCAATGTGTTCTGAAAATTCCTTAACCTGCTTAAGGGTGTCTCGGTACATGCTCAATTTGTTTCGTGTATCGGTAATTTCACGATTAATGGAATCAATTTTTGCTTTAGCCGCAGCAAGCGCAGCTTCTTGACGAGACTTTTCTTTAGAAAGATAAGTTTCTACTGGCTTATCATGTAGGCTTTTAACCACAAAACGCTCACCGCCCGGTAATTCATCACCAGCCGCAGTAACAAACACTTCCTGTACGATGGTTTCTTGATTGTTCAACTGTCCGACGATAACAACCTTTCTTCCGTCGCTTAAAAATTTTGTTTCCATTCTCTTACCCCTTAACTATGTGGTGGGCTTCTTTGCGAACGTTACGGTTACCGTTTTCGTCGGCATAATCTTGAATCCACTTCTTGGCAATCCCGACCGCTTCAGAAAATGAGCAGTGATAATCAAGCTGAATCTGCTTCAGTACCTGCTCGAGTTTCCGCTCAGCTTCTTTGTCTAACTCTTTATTCATAACTACCTCGCTGTTAGTGATTCTGACTTACGGAAGCCTGCTGCAAACTTAGCTACTTCAGGCAAACATATGTTGTCCGCGCTTGGTCGCTCTGTGCTGCGAATTGGAATAGGCATCGTTGCTTTGTATACCCTCAATGTGCAGCCCTCAGAGAGCTTTGTGAACGCTGCTTCAATACGGCTTGCCAGCACTCGGTTGGCATCCTTCGCCGCGAAGAATTCACCTGTGCGCTTAAATTTGCGTGTCTTTGAATTCTCTTTAGCTGGTTTGATTGTGATCGCTACCATGATTACCTCCGGTGATTGGCTTTGGTGAAGGTGGCGTGTGACTAACTTCACGCTCGATGCTTTTATCTGAACGGACACTTTTGCCATGAGTCTTTCGGCTTGCTAGAAATGACATCTTCCTCGCCTCTCCGTTTACTATCGGGTGTCACCCGAAATCACCTTCCCAAAGCCAACTTCTCTTTGGTCTCCCAGACTATCCGGGAGAAATCCGTCACGAGGATTGATTAGCATCTCTGCTTTCGTTCCCCGCTTTGTTAATGAGCAGCCTGTCGTCCTGACTGGCGCGGCTGGTAATCCTGTCTGCCGCATCGAGATTTCGTTTCGATGGAATGACTATAGCAATGCGTATTATTAATAGCAATACGTATTAAGAATAATTCAATAGCATTAGCTATAAGTTAATGTTTTGAAATAGTATTTATTTAGAAAAAATCTATAGCTAAGCGGAATATCGGTGGTTTCTCAGAGTGGAAATTAACAATGCGGATATTGTTGATTTTTTTTGTGGCTGAGCTAAAGTATAAAAGCACTGGATGGATAAACAGTGATTAGGGGCGTAACAAATGGTTGCCTCCTCGGTTTATACGATGGAGGGCATAATGATTCACATATTACGAAGGGTTAATACAGGAAAATACGAGGGGTACACCCTGAATGATCAGGGTGTCGATGATTATCTTCTAAGGTCACGAAGTATGAAAATTGCCACGCCTACCAGCTCTGCGGACAGGGATAGATCAACTAGTGGGATGCGTGAGTCATCTACGGATAGATATCCATTACTGCCACCATCAAGAAACCGGTAAACAGATGCTGACCCGCCATTTATGGCTACAACTAGATCATTGGTGCCTGGCTTTAATGATGTATCTACAATAACGATAGAGCCAGCAGGAGCCTCGCTACACCCGCTATTTCTATCGAGGATATAAGCCCTCCAAGACGGAGTTACCTTTCCATCAGGAGCTACTACGGAGTCATTCGTCTGTCCTGCTACTGTCCATACTGGGACGTAGCTATTGTTATCAATCCTATCAACTCTTGGCGTTGGATTATTACCTTCCATTTCACCAACACCATTAGCCAACCACTCCGCGTTTACGTTTAAAGCATTCGCGATATCTACTAATTTCTTAGTCCCTTTGGCCTCACCTTTGATTAGCCTCCAGATCGTTGGCTGAGAGATCCCCGACGCCTTAGCTAAGGCACCTTGAGTCATATTTCCGCGCAACTGCATCGCGATATTTAGGCGTTCTGCAAGAGTAGTTTTCATACTCGTGAATCTATAGCCGAGCGTATTGCTCGTCAAATCCGTTTCGCTATTGCATAAACTTATACGCATTGCTATTATCACCATGAACACAATACTAAAAGGAATAATCATGACCAATAAGGCTATTGAGCGAGCGGTCAAAATCGCAGGGAGCCAGCAAAAACTTGCAGATCTTTGCGGGGTTAAACAGCCAACGGTCTGGCGCTGGCTCCACGGCGGTGGCATCGACTTTCGTTATGTAAAAGCAATCGTCAAAGCGACTGGCGGGAAAGTTAAGCCGCACGAGTTGGGGCAAGACCTGACTGACCTAGCTGAGTTTCTGAAAGCAAGTTAAGCACTACCGCTCTTTAACACTACTGACCTCACCCCGGAAAGTCTGGGGCTACCAAAGTGACAAGCTCACATCTTTGTCACGTAACAACACCTAACAAGGGAAGAGTACGCAATGGAACGTGCAACCACACGCAACAAGGCTCGAATCATTGAGAGCCAACTACTGAACAAGATTGCATTACGAGGCGTCACTGACATTGCTGACGCTGTAGGCGTGGATAAGTCACAGATATCACGCTGGAAAGAAAGCTTCATTCCGAAGATATCAATGCTTCTGGCTGTTTTGGAATGGGGAGTAGTTGATGACGAGATGGCAAGGCTGGCTAAGTCAGTGGCGTTGTTGCTCGCAAAACAAAAATCCCCACGGCTAGGTGGGGACTCTGAACAACAAATAGCAATGCATTTCTAGAGGTAAGAATAATGCTTAAACCACTTAAATTCAATGACGAGATGTTAAAAGCGGTTCTTGATGGTCGCAAGACACAAACCCGCAGACCAGTGGAAGGATTTTCAGTTTTTGAATTAGTGGAACCGGGGTTCTGGCGCATTCACGGCCCAAATCCTCGATCCATTGACGAACTTGATGATGGTGATCAAGTAATCGGAACGACCCCTGAAGGCGCGGAAATAAAAGTCATCGTTAAAGAGAAATACTTAGACCTGCACTGCCCTTACACGAAAGGCGAGCATTCAATAAATGCCAGAGATAAGTACGGTGTGCCAATTGTTGGATTGTTTGTACGAGTTCGTGTGGAGCGTTTGCAGTCCATTACCTTAGGGGATATCTGCAAAGAAATTGGTTGCGGCCTGTATGACTTCCGCCCTGCAACTTATGGCTTCCAGGTGTGGGAAGAATTGTGGAAATCCATCTACGGCGAAGAAAGCTGGCAGGCTAACCCATGGGTATGGGTAATTGAATTTGAGCGCATGGAGGCCAAATGAATACAGCGACAATCTTATTATTTCCCGAGCAAATACAGGGGGAACTCAGGAGCAACAGGATGGAGAACCAGAAGCTTGGTTATGTCCCGTTGTACCGAAGCATCAAGAAGAAACCTTGGCACAAAGATGTTTTCCTGCGGACTCTCTGGGAGGACCTGTTATTGGGTGCTCAAAGAAAGCCCCGTACGGTTAATTTCAAAGGCCACCAATGGAATCTTCAAGCCGGTCAACTGGTCACGACAGCGGCTGATTTAGGGCTATCTCTGTGCGACAGGGAAGGTAAGCCAACAAGCCGTGATGCGGTGGGCAGGATGCTCTCCTTTTTCGTCAAAGAAGGGATGATTTCAACGGGCGGTGAGAAGCGAAAAGGGACGGTAATAACTATCCTAAATTACGCTGAATATGCCGAAAAAATAGACAATTTACCCGCACATAATGCCGCACTTAAACCCGCACATGGTGAAGCCAGTAACGGCGCGGCTTTAGAGGGTGGTGCCGCACATAACGCCGCACTTAAACCCGCACATCATGAACAAGAAGGTAATAACAATAATATAAAACCCTTTACGTCAGAGAATTCTAACGAATCCCCTGACACCCCACCTAAGAAGCTCCCTGTGGTTCGTTCTGATGCTGCAATCCAAAGCGGTAAAAATTGGGGAACTGCTGAAGACCTTAGAGCAGCGGAGTGGATGTTCAGCGCTGTACTGATGATTGCCCCCGATGCTAAGAAGCCGTCTTTTGCTGGCTGGGCCAATAGTATCCGGTTGATGCGTGAGCGGGATGGCAGGAATCACCGAGATATGTGTGTGCTCTTCAAGTGGGCCACGCAGGATAGTTTCTGGTGTGGCAACGTGCTTTGCCCGTCAACGCTCCGCGAGAAATGGGACAAGCTGGACATCAAACGCAAGAAACAGCAATCAGGCACCGCCACTGGTAAGCCTGTTATTGATTTTGATAACACTGACTGGATAAACGGGGTATCGGTATGAGAAATGTCGTCACAGCCATCCAGAACCGTGATGGTCAATCATTGCAGCAGATGTACGCCGCTGAGAAGCCAAAGCAGCAGGTGCCAGAGCGGGCCGCGCAGATATTCAACGAGCTATTTCGCCAGTTGAAGGCTGCATTTCCAGCGCTGATGACCAGCATCAAAGACCAAAGCGACCTGAATGAGCTTCGCCGCCAGTGGGTTTTGGCATTCATCGAAAACGGGATTACCAGCATCGACCAAGTTAACGCTGGAATGAAGATCGCCCGTCAGCAGGCTACGCCGTTCCTCCCGTCACCCGGCCAATTCATTGCATGGTGTAAGCAGGGTGCCACCCGCGCCGCTGGACTGCCCGATGCGGATGAGCTTTATGACATGGTGATGGACTATGCCAAGCGTCGTGACATGTTCAGCAGCGCCGAAGCATTCCCTTGGCCCAGCAATCCGGCTTACTGGATGGTCACAAAGCTTTATTCACAGCAGCGAGTGCAGGGGTTATCTGAGCAGGACTTACGGAAACGTTGCGGCAAAGAATTGGCTGATATGTCGAAACGCATTGAAGCTGGTGAGCCTATCCCCGCGCCGGTAGTGCAAATCCCTAAACTTCACATCCCGGTCAGCAACGAGAAGGCGCTGGATCACATTGCCGAGCTACGCGCAAAGCTGAACATGACGAGGAAATCATGACCGACTTGGGCCATTACCTCACAGACCAGCAAGATCGCCACGAGCAAGCCCTCCGCATTAAATTCCTAAGCCAGTTACCTGAAAACACCTTCCAAGCAATTTACGAAGAGTGCTTTGGCACTGATGAAGACGTTGATTGCTCAGGTGCAAGGTACAACGGAATTTACTACAGCGAGTGGGATATCTATTTCGCATCACATGACCGTGACAGTGACGCGGAAGTGCTGCTGTAAATCAATTCGAGGAAATCATGACAGAACCAAGAATTCAAAAGTTATTCAAGCGTGACGGTAAGCACAGCTATAAATTTCGTCGCGCTGACGTGGCAGAAAAGATTGCTGAATACTTCGGCGATGATGAAGTAGACAGCTCCCATTATATCCGGGCGGGCAGGGTACTTCGTGAGGGGTATGAGCTTGGAATTATAAAAAAGGTTGGCGCAGCAAGATACCAAATGTCAGAGGTTAAATCATGATGGACATAACTAAATCGCGGGAAGAGTCACGAAAACAATTTGAATACGAAGCCGGTAAAGCTCTCTGTCTTCCAGCCTCAATCATTGAGTTGGCTCGCAAGGGCGATGGCTACGACCATGCATTCGACAGCATGAACATCATGCACCCGTTAAATGGTTGGTGGCATTGGTGGAAAGCTGGTCGTGAAAGCATCGAGGTGGAGCTGCCAGATCCGGGGTACTACGACCGCACAAGCCAATTTGCAGTGGACGTATATGAGGCCCTCCGCACTGCCGGTATTCGAATCAAGGGAGAGTGTGAATGAAAACAGACTCGTATTTCGATAATGCCGTAATGAATGCCGCTGAGGAACTAAAAAGCCGGGGGCTGATAGATTTTCAAATCTCATCAACGGGAACTGAAATGTTCACCACTGTACAGGATGAAACTTTTTCGGCCGGTGATGGTGACATAGCGGCAGCCGCTGAATTTGGGCGCTCTGTGCTGGCACTAATTGAGAAGTCATACGGGAAACCACTTTGTATGCGAATGACGCAACAGGATATCAGCATGGAAAAAATGTCTGGCGTGATGTCCGTTCGTGTTGAGGAGCTAACACAATGAAAGAATTAGATAGTTTCACTGTAGAGAGACTTGAAGAGTTTATTCGTCAGCCACTAGAAAACGGATTAACTCGAAGCGAGCAAATGGAACTGGCCCGAATCGCTTTAGTGGTATCAAAAGCGCAAAAAGATGCGGAACAATTTGGCGTCGGTTTCATTGTTTGCAAACCAAACGAATTACCACGGCGCGCCGACCCGACAAAGGTTGTATTAACGTTCACTGATTCAGGTTTAGGTCATGAGGCATTGATATGAAAGAGCTTGATAGTTTTACAGTAGAGCAGTTAAACGATTTCATTAAATCAGACCACGCTCAATGTGGAGATGTAGCAGCGCTGGCCCGAATCGCGTTAGCTGCAAAGAGGGCTGAGCCTGTTGGTTATTTAGAGCAAAACCATTTGGATTATCTTCGCTCCGGTTCTGATGCTGATATTTGGCCTGATGGCGGTGCTGGTGATATCCCTGTCTATCTCACCCCACAGTTGAACTCTCAAGTCCCGCTTGGTAGTTGGATTAAGTGCAGTGACCGGATGCCTGAAAATGATGAATTTGTGCTTATCTGGCCTCTTCCTGATTTTGGGGTTGAGCTTCATGTCGGGCAGTACATTAAATTCCATAAGAATGGCCCGGGTTGGTTTGCTCAGGTGTACGAGTACAATTACGGCGTTGAGTTTTATCCCATAACCGTAACCCACTGGATGCCACTACCCGCCGCGCCGGAGAAGCCACTATGACCAGCAAGCCGACGGAAGAAGAAATTGTGCAGGTATGGATGGTTACTTACATCCACTCATGCGGAGGTGGTAGATTTTTAAATTACCGAACAGATAACCAACCGCCAAGTCATTTAGACATTGAATCGATGGAGGAAAAAATATCCAAAAAAAATGGACTCAAATCAATCACCGTTAGTGGAATTTATCGATTAGCAGATTGTAAATTATCCGAGGTGAATAATGGATAAAAAGGTCTTCGTATTATGCGGTGATCAATACAAGCGAAATGCCCTCCAGTTTATAAACCAACTCCCTGTTAATCCTGATAAGCCACTCCTGATAACAATCCAAGAGCGAACCCGCACATTAGACCAGAATGCCAAACTCTGGGCTACGTTGGGCGATATCGCTAAACAGGTTGTATGGCACGGACAGAAGCTTAGTAGTGAGGACTGGAAGCACATATTCACTGCATCACTGAAAGGGCAGCGCTCAGCACCGGGTCTGGAAGGTGGCTTTGTCATTCTGGGCCAATCAACCAGCCGCATGACCGTTGGAGAACTGCGCGACCTGATAGAGCTGATAAATGCTTTCGGCGCTACAAATGGCGTTAAGTTCAGTGATGAATCACGGCTTGCAATTGAGTGGGCCAACCGGTTCGGTGACAAGGGGAAGGTGGCAGCATGATTACTCTGATATTAGTCGCAGCTTATTTCTGGATGGCTGGCGTTGTATCTGAATGGGCACATGACATTCAAGGCAGTAAAGAAACAGTCTCGGGATACGCAAGGGCATTTTGCATTGGTATCACATGGCCCTATTGGATTTTCCTGTGCAAATCAGGGAGGCGACATGAATGAGCCGACAACGTAGCCCCACCCAGATAGCCATAGACAATTTGATATTCCGCAAGACCTCTCGAACCAAGCCTAAACCCCCAATCCCCGCCAGCGAAATACCCACATATGACCACATATGCGTTTTGCTGCGCGCCAAATTCGACAGAGTAAGGAGAACGCGATGAAAGACTATTCAGAAATGAGTGATATTCACATCAATGCAGCGGTTTCGCGCACCCTATATGGCAACCTAAGTCGTGGTCATGAGCTTCAACTGGCATCGGGAGATGTGGACTACTGCAACAACGCAACCGACGCATGGCCGATTATTGTTGAGAATAAAATATCAATAAGTCATGAAATTTCCAGATACTGCGCCAGCTTGTTGAGTTATGACAAGCGACATTTTGAAAATAAAACTGATGGATTCAAAATATTTAGATTCACTGGTGAGATGGGTGATATCTCATCACGCGCCGCCCTCCGTGCCGCAATGATTGTATTCCTGATGATGAAAGACATGGAGAGCAGCCATGCCTGAACTCCCCCAATCAATATGTATCTTCTGCTTCCTGATGCTTAATAAGGGTGAAACCTACGCTCATCAGAAATGCATTGATAAAGCAGCGAAGGAGAAAAAGGATGAGTAGCTTTCGAGATTTAGTTAAGAAATTACAGGATGACTCCCGCACTACGGTTGATCTGATTGCCTTCAAAAAAGACAGGCCCAACCAGACATCAGAAAGCCGGTATTTCGTTAAACACGCTGCAAAAACCATTTTAGAGCAAGAAATGGTTATTCACGGCAATGCTTATGGCTACACGGCTGAAGCGATAATTACCGAATTCCCTTACTTGGAAACTGAGAAGGCCGCTGCGCTAAAGTTGGCTGATTGGCTAAAGAGAATGGCGCTGGCAATTGAGGCCCACTACAGCGAACCGGAGGAGGAAGCCGATGATAAACAAGCCACCGAATCATCGTAACTGCAAAGTATGTAAAACGAGGTTCAAGCCTGACCGCGTAGAAACGTGGTGGTGCTGTCCAGAACATCGAGAAGAGTACGCCATACTTTTATACCGAAAAGACCGTGAGCGAAGGCAGAAGAAGAAATCAGTAGCAGATAAGCAGTTAGCCAAGACACAGAAAGACGAATTGAAAGCCAGGAAAGAGAAATTAAAGACCAAACCTCAGCGAATGGCAGAGGCCCAAGCAGCGTTTAACAAGTATGTGAGGCTCAAATATTTAGGCACCCCCTGCATAAGTTGCGGCAGGTATCCAGAACAGAAGTACGGCGGAACGATGGAATGTGGTCACTATCGAAGCCGAGGCTCAGCACCCCACCTCCGATTTAGTCTTCACAACACTGGTTCCCAATGCGTTTATTGCAATCGACACCTAAGCGGCAATGTAGCTGGGTTCAGAATAGGGCTTATCGAGCGTGACGGCTTAGATAAGGTTCAGGAAGTAGATTCAAACCACGAAACCCGCAAGTTCGACATTCCATATCTAATCCGCATTAAAACCATCTTCACCAAAAAAGCCAAGATGCTTGAGAAAAGGCGATCCCATTTTCAGGAGGTAGCAGCGTGAACGCATATGTGAAAACCATTCCAGAGTTACTTATAGCTGCCTATGGCAATCAATCGACTGTGGCGGCCCAGCTAAATACTCAACGCTCAACGGTAAAGAAATACGCCAATGACGTGAAGGGCAAGCGCCACGCCATTATTAATGGTCGGTTGATGGTCGGGACAACTGGCAGGAAGAGGATTGAGAAATGAGACTGGAATCAATAACGAAACACTTCTTTGCTAAATCCACCATGATTAGTGACTCTCCACGGGCAACAGCTTCTGATTCACTTACCGGCACCGATATCATGGCAGCTTTAGGGTTGGCAGACCTTAAAAGCGGCTTCGGGCTGGAATTGTTCTTGGCAAAGCAGGGGATCAGCAATCCGCATCGCGCCGTGGAAAGTCTCACTCAATATGCGCTGAAAGAATCCGTTAAATACAAAGCAATCTCTAAGCTCGATGAGGATATTAAACAAAGCGTCGTGCAAACACTCGCAAGATATGCGTTTGCTGATTATGCGCGAAGTGCTGCCAGCGTTCGCGAATGTGAATGCTGCAAGGGGGAGGGGTTCATAGAAGCTGATGTTTTCACAATGAAAAGCCACTACACAACGCAGTTACCTCAGTGGGCTAAAGACTTTGGTCAAAGTCCTAGTGACTTCGAAGTGAAGCGAAAAGTTGAAGAGACAGTCCGACTGTTGTGTAAGCCGTGCAGCGGGAAAGGAGTAGTTTCCAACTCATGCCGATGCAACGGGAAAGGCACCGTAGTAGACAAGGAGAAATCAGAACAGCAGGGAATTCCGGTTTATAAAACCTGCGGGAAATGCTCAGGTCGTGGATATTCTCGACTGCCATCATCTGAGGCTTGCGCGGCCCTTGAGGAGTTCGTCGGTGAGATACCAGAAACCACATGGCGACGTAACTTTAAACCAATGTACGAAGCTCTGATAAGCAAATGCCACGCAGAGGAGGGATTTGCTGAAGCGCAATTGCATGCGGTAACACGATAGGAGCACGTTTGCCACGGATGGCGACATTTTAAAAGCAATGTGTTGACTATTTGGCGGAAATGGACTAGATTAATCTCTAACGGTGGTAATTGCATCCGTTGAAGTGGTTAACCACCAAATAATCCCAGCCCTTGAGCTGGGTTTTTCTATTTTAGGGCTGCGCTATTGCGTGGCCTTTTTGCATTTAGCTCCCGTCAAAACAGTCAATCACTGAAAACACCCTCACACTTTCGAATGACTACGGCGGGAGCTATTCCCTACACAACAGCATACGAACCCGACCAATCGCCGGGATTAATTTCCCCAATGGGGAGGCAGGATATGAAAATGCACAACTCCCCGGATGTATGGACACTGATAGTGACATGGGTTGCAGAGCACAGAGGTGAATTACTCAGTGCGTTGGTTGCAGCGATTATGGCTTTACTGCGTGGATGGTACGCAGGCGGAGGACGAACTCAACGAATGCTTGATGCTGCGATGTGCTCAATCATTGCTTGGTTCCTAAAAGACATCTTTGTATTGCTCAGTATCGATCAGGGTTGGGCGATGGTATCAAGCGTCTTTATTGGTTACCTCGGCACTGACTATATCGGATCGGTGCTTAAGCGCATCGTTGGCAACAAGACAGGGGCTGGCAATGCAAATCAGTAAAAACTTAAAAGCCTTTCTCGACATGCTCGCATGGTCAGAGGGAACAAGCCGCACCGCTGGCAGTGATAACGGATATAACGTGATTGTCGGTGGCAAGTTATTTACTGGCTATCAGGATCATCCGCGAGTGGTTGTTGAGTTGCCGCGCCTTGGCATTAAGTCCACGGCAGCAGGGCGCTACCAATTACTGTCTCGTTACTGGGATGCGTATAAGAAACAACTTGGGCTGAAAGATTTTAGCCCTGCCAGTCAGGATGCCGTTGCTATTCAGCAGATCCGAGAACGCAAAGCATTGCAGGATATTGAAGCCGGTAATATCGAATCAGCTATTAGAAAGTGCTCAAACATTTGGGCAAGTTTGCCTGGTGCTGGTTATGGGCAATTTGAACATAAAGTTGAGCCGCTTATTCAGCAGTATGTGAAAGCTGGCGGGACGTTAGCATGAGCCGCGTAACGGCAATACTCATTGCTGTGCTTATCGCTTCACTGTTTGGTCTGACTTACTACCACTACAGAGTGCAATCACTCAATCGTGATGTAGCTGAGTTAAGCAATGTAGCTAAGCAGCAACAAGCCACTCTCGACCAGATAGAAACCCAGCGCCAAGCCGTAGCCGCCATCGATATAAAATACACAAAGGAACTAGCAGATGCCAAATCTGAAAACGAGCGCCTTCGTGCTGATATCGCTAATGGCACTAAGCGGTTGCAGCTCAACGCAACATGTTCAAAGCCAGTGTCCAAAACCACCGGCCCCGCCAGCGTCCCTGATGATGCCAGCGCCAGACTTACTAACGCCGCTGAACGGGATTATCTCAGTCTCCGCGAGCGAATCGGAATCGCCACAACCCAAATAGCTGGATTGCAGGACTACATCACTAACGTGTGCCTGAAGTAACCCCACAGGATAAATCATGAATAATAAAACAGCAGAACAAGTAAAGAGCGATGCATTAGCCACTATGCAGGAATACTTCCCGAACGGCGGTCGTGATTGGGATAACGTCAGTGCGCTATTTGATGCTATTCGTGACGGCAAGATTGCTGGCTTGGGCGTAATTGCCGAGAAATAGAATTCCCCCCGACAAGGAATAGATAGATTCTTAGCCTCACTTCGGTGGGGCTTTTTTGTAAGTGCAATATCTCCGCGCATTCACCGCGCATTTCAAACGAGAGTCTTTCAGAAAGCTGAGCCTGAGAATTGCCGCTATAAGGTGGCGACCTTCTCTCGGGCGGCATTCTGGTGAACAGGCTCATCTTTCTAAAAGGTAATCGCTATGACTTATCCAACCGTAGTAGTAAACGGGGTGTCCGTTCGTGTTGATTCTGATGGACAATATAGTTTAAACGACTTGCATGCAGCGGCAGTTGCAAAAGGGGAGGCCACAGAGTCACAGCGCCCCGGCGAATTTCTCAAAAGTAAGCAGATAAGGCGTTTTTGTTCAGGCATTGAGCGATGCGACAAAAATCGCATCGACCAAAACCGTTAAGGGTGGCTTTGACCAGGGTTCTTGGGGATTGGAGTTAGTGGCTATTCGTTATGCGGCATGGCTGAATCCAATGTTTGAGATTCGTGTCTATAACACCTTCCGCGACGCAGTGATTAATGGACTTGGTGCGATGAACCGACTTAATCGCCTTGATCTGATTATCAACTCTGAAGTTAAAGAAATTAGTTCCTGCGCCAGAAAGATGAATGGCTGGGGAGTAGGTGGACGTAAGCGGATATTGCTTACCGCAAGAGAACGTCTCGTAGAAAGCATTGATCCTGACATGGTGGCAATCATGGAAGGGAAAGCGTAATTGCGGATTGAGAGCCACTTTCACAACGGCTCTCAATCATTACAGACATAAACCAGAAGAAGGAACAGAAGAATGCTAACGATTAAGTTTGTCTACAAAGAGTCAGAAGAACGAATTCACGAAGCGACAGAAGTCCGGTTATCGAAGAGCGGCAACCTGCACGTCACGCGCCCAGACAAGACAACCGATGTAGTTGAGCTGAGTCCCGGCACTACTGTCTACGTGGCTAACGATGCCGGAAAGACGGTATCTCGATACTTTGGGATAAACAAAGAAGAGCCGGAAACCGGTATTCAATTGCAATGCGCGTAATTTATAAAACTCTGCAAAAGGTGCTAACAAGTGCCTTTGACAGAATCTTATAGAGGTTTTCACATGTCGAGGTGTCGGCTAATCAGCGGCTGAGACTTTACCAACCAGCGGAATATTCTGTTATGGCTAAAACAAAATGGCCGAGACCGCCTAAATATTCAGTCCCTTTATTTAACTGCGCTGAAATAGTTCTTCTCCGGGAGAAAGAAGAAGCAATTGAATATCTGGATAGGCTGGGCCTTAGTTTCGATTTAAACGGATTTAACGGTTTTGCATACAGCCATCACCGGGAAGGGAAAGCTCCAATCATGATTATTGCCGTATTTGTGCATGAGCCACAGATACTTGCGCATGAGGCATGTCATATCGCATTTGATATTTGCAATCACGTTGGGGTGCCAACACCTAACGATGGTATGAACGAAACCTTCTGCTACCTGGTACAGCAGATAGTGAGCGCATTCCTTCCTCACATTAGACAGGAATGATCCCTATGGCTAATTCAGATACACAAATGAAGCGGCCATATCCGCCATTATCGTTCGTTAATGAATTCAGACCTCACATCGAATTGGTTCCCGCCACTGAAGTGCTTGAATGGGTTAATGACCAAATACTCAGTGACGAAGGCGAGCTACACAATCCCGACCACGGACACTTAATTGACGCTGACATAAAAATCATGTGGGCATCCTCTGCGTTTGAAAAGCAGGGTCGAACTGTTCTTGGTCAAGCTGAACAGGTAGCAATGAGAGCCGGTGGCTGGCAAAAGGCCAGGATGGAACAGCAGATGTATGAATGGTTTGGTGATGTGCCGACATTCATCATTACCCTGGCTGCTGATTATTGCGCTCAATGTTCTGACCTCGATTTCTGCGCACTAATAGAACATGAGCTTTACCATATCGCACAAGCAACTGATGAATTTGGCGCACCCAAGTTCAACAAAGAAGGCCAGCCGGTATTGAAACTGCGCGGCCATGACGTTGAAGAGTTTGTCGGAGTGGTTCGCAGGTATGGCGCAAGCATTGAAGTCCAAGAGATGATTGACGCAGCAAACAATAAACCAGAAGTAGGCAATCTCAATATAGCGAGGGCGTGCGGGACGTGCCTGCTGAAACTGGCCTGATTAGTTATATTACGTTAGTCATGGAGGATGCCAATGGCTGCACTAAAACCAGAGGTTAAAGCCTTCATAGTTCAAGCCTTGGCCTGCTATGACACACCCTCGCAAGTGGTCGCGCAGGTGAAACAAGAATTCAGCCTCACGTTAACGCTTCAGCAGGTGTCGTCATACGACCCGACAAAGGCCATCGCGAAGAATCTCGGACAGAAATGGATAGACCTTTTCAACTCAACTCGTTCCCGCTTTCAAACTGAAATATCCGACATCCCGATCGCCAATCGCGCTTATCGACTTAGAGCGCTCGATCGCATGGCTGCAAAGGCTGAGACCATGAAAAACTTTGCTATGACCGCCCAACTAATGGAGCAGGCCGCGAAAGAGGTTGGCGATGCTTACAGCAACAAACACAAGCTTGAGCATACGGGGAAAGATGGCGGGGTAATTGAACATAAACACTTGGTAAGCGCGGAGGAACTGACTGATGAGCAGCTCGCCGCAATTATCGGTGGTAAGTAAGAAGCAGGCTGCACAGGAACTACAGAAGCGCCGAAACGCACGCTTAAGCCTTCATCAGTTTATCCAGTACATAAACCCCGAGTACATCACTAGTAAGTTCTCCGAAACTGTTTGCGAAGCGCTGGATCAGTTCCTGCTGGATATGATGAACGGCGTACGGCCGATACTGATTTTGGGCGCACCACCACAGCACGGTAAATCAGATATTGTCTCGCGTTATCTGCCCGCTTATTTCTTCGGAAAATATCCGGAGATGCGCGTGGGGGCGCTGTCATATTCATCTGATCTCGCAGGGGATATGAACGCTGATGTTCAGCGGATCATGACCACGCCAGAATATCGCAACCTTTTCGCCGATTCATGGTTGGGAAATAAACCTGCTGATGGCGTAGCTGTTAAGCGAAATTCTGATGAGTTCGGGATAGCCAATCACAAAGGCACTTATGTATGTGCTGGTGTTGGCGGGCCGCTGACGGGCAAGAAAGTCGATCTCGGTATTATCGATGACCCGATAAAGAACGCCAAAGAAGCACTCAGCCCAACGACAAAGAAATCAATCTGGAACTGGTACGTTTCCACGTTTAAAACTCGCCTGTCGAAGAACAGCGGCGAGATCATCATGGCTACCCGCTGGGCGACGGATGATTTATCCGGTCGCGTGGTGGAAATAACGCCACGAGCTAAGGTGCTGGCTTTCCCTGCCATCAATGAGCGGGGTGAAGCGCTGGTACCGGAGTTGCACCCTAAAGAGAAACTACTCGAAACTAAAGTTATCCTCGGCGATTACTTCTGGTCTGCGATGTATCAGCAGTCACCTAAGCAGGCTGGCGGCTCCATATTCAAAGATGAATGGATTAAGTATTACCTGCCGAAAGATTTGCCTACCAGCTTCGATACGGTGATCCATAGCTGGGACATGACATTTAAAGACAGTGAAGGTACTGACTACGTTGTCGGGCAAGTGTGGGGCAAGAAGGGTGCTAACTCTTACTTGCTACACCAAGTTCGTGCACGAATGAGCTTTACTGCGACCCTCAAGGCCGTGAAGCAAATGGCTGACGAATTCCCTAAAGCCTTGAGAAAGCTAGTAGAGGATAAAGCTAATGGCCCCGCTGTTATTGACTCCCTGAAAAGCATTGTGGCTGGACTTGTTCCTGTAGAGCCTGACGGAAGCAAGGTTGCTCGAGCACATGCCATCACTGCCGTATGGGAAGCCGGAAATGTATTCCTACCCCACAAAGACATCGCCCCCTGGATTGTCGATACAGTTGCAGAGATAACAACATTCCCCGTTGGTGCGAATGATGACGTTGTTGACGCAATGACGCAGGGATTAAGGGATTTATACCAACGTAAGGCACTCAGCCCACTGGACATCATGTAATGACGAAGAAAAATATCGTTGGTCGTCTTAATGATGGCCTGGTTAGTTTAATGACTTCGCTCGGAGAGAAGATAGGCGCGGTACGTTACAGCAGTAGCAAGCCAGATGTGCCCGATAAAGAGCTGCTCGCGATGTACAAAAAATCGTGGGTGGTGAAAAAGTACATCGATAAAACAGTAGCCGACATGCTCAAGTTACCACGCAAGTTTTCTGGCGACGTAGATAGCACGATGGTACAGAACATTAAAGATACTGAATCAGAGCTTGAGTTAAGCCAAGTGTTTAATAACGCTCTTTGCTGGGCCTCTCTGATGGGGGACTCGCTAATAGTGGCTATCACTGATTGCGCTGACGAGCAGATAGCGAATGAGGTTGATTTACAGGGTGAGGGAATAGTTAAGTTTTTGGTGTTCCGTAAGGGTGAGTACACGCCTGATAGTAATATCATCACTGACATTAAGTCTGATCACTTCGGCGAGCCTCTCACCTATCAGATCGACGTGGGAAGCAAGCAACTTAAATTCCACCACTCACGTTGCTGCCGGACAAAGCTTGGACGGCACAGCATCAAAGACCGTGCCAAGTTCGGTACCTCTGACCTGCAAGCCCCCTATGAACACATTAAGACATTCGATACCGCGATCCTGAGTACGGGTGACACCATCCAGGAAGCAAACGTTGATGTCCTGTTTGTGCCGGGCATGAACAATCAGATTGCCGCAGGACAGGAAAGTCAGGTTCGCGAATATGCGCGCGTGATGAAAGAGACTAAATCATCTACTGGTTTGCTTCTTATTGATGCCGGAACATCAGAAAGCCAGGGACGATATGAGCAGAAGAACGCGCAATTCACCGGGCTCTCGGACGTCATCACTAAGATGGCTACCGTTCTGGCGGGCGCACTGGATAGACCTATTACAGTTCTATTCGGTCAGTCTGCCAGCGGATTTAGCAGCGGCGAAGAGGACAACAAAGCCTATTACGAAACCATCAACGGTATGCAGGAATCACGATTGCGACCGATGCAAGATTTCGCTGATAAGTTCATCCTGGACAGATTTTCAGTTGCTGACGCGCTCACCTACGAATACCCCTCTATCGACAGTATTAACGAAGCCGAAGAAGCAACACGATTCGGACTTTATGCTACCGGGTTCAACACTTTGGTTACCTCATCAATCGTGACTGAAGAAGTTGCAATACGAGAGATGATTGCTCGCGGCGTGCTGAAAACGGTAACCGAAGAGGAAATTCAGGCAATCGTCAGCGCTGGGTCAAATACTGGTTCATGGGGAAGCTATGGAACTCCAACAGCTACTGGAGCGCAAGCAGGGCCGCCGCAAGCCACGCCGTCGTAAAATGCGCCCACCCACGCCGAGCAAGAGAGCGGAGGTGTGGTATCGGGACAGACTGACAGAGTTCATCAACAGCATGACTCAGATGGTTATCGACGAACTTGAAAGGCCAACCCTCACCGACGCACCAGACACTTCCGCACTTTCAATCACCGCCAGGCTATCCCGGATCATGCAACGACTCGCCAGCATATCGGTTGAAGAAATAGCCAGCAGAATTGCTTCCGGGCTGGTTAGTCGAGCCAATTTCCAGAACAAGGAGCAAACGCAGCGCACGTATAGCGAGGCTTTTGGTATCGACCTGACCGGAATGCTAGGTGACGGGGCGATAAGGGAGAAGATGGCTGATGCCGTCCGTGAGAACGTTGGGCTGATAACGTCGATTCAGACGGATTTCATCAACGATATCGGCGAGAAGGTGTTCGGTAATCTACTCGAAGGTGGCAGAAGCGAAAACCTAATCAGCATCATCCGGGAACGCGGTGACGTCACGCTTAGCCGAGCTAAGTTCATTGCTCGTGATCAGACATCAAAACTTAACGCTGAGCTGACCGAGGCTCGAAGTAATGCGCTAGGGCTTGATGTTTACGAGTGGAGTGGTACCGGGGACGAGCGCGAGCGAAAGAGTCATTTTGTTCTGAATGGGATGCTCTGCAAATACTCTGACCCAACCGTCTACTCAGACGACGGTGGGAAGACATGGAAGAAACGAAGCAGCATTGGAGCTTTCGAGGGGAAGCCTGGAGAAGATTATCAGTGCCGCTGTCTGTCTCTACCTTACGTTTCATGGGAATAATCAATGACGTGGAAACGAACATCGCAGGGGTACGTAATTACCACTGCGACGATAACCCGAGCTGGGCCTATTGAATATTACGGCCACGAAATAGGGTTAACCGGCAACGATGCCAATAAAAAAATCACAGTAATCCGCACGCTTGACGAGCTCTCAAAACCAGAAACCCTCGCTTCATTCAACGGACTGCCTTTCACACTGACCCATCCTGACGATGGTGAGGTGACAGCTACAGACCACAAAGACAAAGCATCAGGCCATATCGCCAACACCCGCATGGATGGTGACGAAATAGTTTGTGATGTCTATCTGACCGATTCGGCATCGATTGAAACGCTGGAGAAGACAGGGATCCGCGAGGTATCTGTCGGGTATGAACCTGCTGAGCTTGTAGAACGTGACGGTAAATTTTACCACATCAATATTCGCGGCAATCACGTCGCGGGTGTGGCAGAGGGGCGTTATGGTGCCCAATGTAAGTTAAACGACAAAAAAGGTAAGCCGATGTTCAAAACATTAACCGATGCCCTCAGTTTCCTGAAGGGTAAAAAGCTAAAAGATGCAGAAGGCGCAGCCCTTACGCCGGAAGAGCTGATCGGCATGATTGCCGCATTAGAGAAGGCGCTGGAGGGGCTCAATGGGCAGGGAACTGAAGAAGCGGCAGCGCAGGCGCAACAGGTACTGGCACAGTTGGCTGAACTCAAGGCTCAACTGGATGGCGCCACTGCCTCCGCGCCTGTGGATGCTGATCCAGCCGCGCCTGCTGATGGTGATAAGGATGCGAAAATTACCTCACTGGAAACTGAAAACGCCGACCTGAAAGCGAAGGTTAAGGAGCTTGAAGATGAGTTGGCGAAATTGAAGGGTGACAGCGAAACCGAAGCTACTATGACCGACGCAAAATCACGATTCCCTAAATTAAACCTAAATGATGCGAAATCTGCGCGTGATGTTCGCTCTGTCGTGCTTGTTAGCACTCGCGCCTTTAACGATGCGCAGGTTAAAGCAATGACAGACAGCGAAGTACGTGCTGCCTATGCCGCCATTCAGGCGACTTCGAAACCGCGTAGTGAAATTGGCACTCATCTGTTTAAAGACAGCAAGCCAGCACCTACAAAAACAGCCAATCAACGCCTTGGGGGTAAATAATCATGGCATTCGGATTCACTGACTGGGACGGTGCAGACGGCACCATTAAACCAGGTTCTATTAAACGCGCTTCAAGCTCTAACGACAAAGTATGGGGCGAAGAGAACCTGACTGATACACCACTGGCCTACGGTACTTTCGTGGCAGTTAACCCACTGGGCGGAGTTATGCCTTTGGCGGCGGATAAGCGTATCCACGGCATTGTAGTTCGCGATATTTATGGTGAAGCATCACCGGCTAACAAACAGGCAAATATCGGTCACTTTTCTCACGGTGACTGCGTAGGCGCACTGGCTGTAGCTGGATCTGTCTTCACTCGTGGCGCACCAGCGTACATTGTGGCGACGGGAGCAAACGCTGGCAAAGTTACTACTGTGGCCGCTGGCAATATCGACCTGGGATACTGGGTAGAAGACGTAAGCGAAGCTAACGACTGTGTGGCTATCACCTTGGGTTATGTACAGCAAACGGCGGGAGCATAATCATGCCAATGAGCTCAGTAGATTTTGAAGAAGTTCTTCAGGAAGCCCTGACAGAACGTGATATGCAGTTGCAGGAAAAAGAACTGCCAGAAATTAACATTGGTGAAGCGCTGCCAATCAAAGAAGGCTTAGATTTCGCTCTTGAGTTCGTCGACTTTGGTGTGTCAACTGTGATGGGGTCTGTTAAAGACGGCATCATCGGTAACAAGACCAACAGCCTTAAAACGATTGATAGTGAAATCGAGTGGATGAAAGCTCCTGTCGGTCAGTGGGCAAAAGCTGCCACATGGACGCAACAGGAGCTGGAGAAAATTGCCCGCCTCAATATTAACTTGCAGTCGAAGAAGCAAGACGATTTATATGCCAACGCCACGGCTACTATCCAGTACGCCGGGTACGTTGGGCACGGCGGCGTGAAGGGGCAGGAAGGGTTGCTGACCGGAACGGGTGTCCAGTTGATCACCGACGCAGGTAACAAAACTATCGCTGACATGACTTCTGATGAGTTCGTGAAGATGGTTCTGGATGCCTACAACGTTGCATGGCGCAAGTCGAGCTACCGCATTCAGCCTACGCATATTGCGATGGATGCCAGTGATTTCATGCTCGCTATGCAGAAATTCGACCCTACCCCGGTAATCGTTGGCACTGATCTTCTGCCAATCGCGGCAATGGATCGCATTATGGCAGCGCTGCGCAAGGCATCTGGGAATGATGGTTTTAGCATCACGTTCGTGAAGGTGCCAAGCAATTATGCGGTAGGCATCAAGACAGGTAAAACCCGCATGGTGGTGTACACCTACGAAGCGGATTATCTGGAAATGGAGGTTCACATGCCAGAGCTTTTGGCGGTCCGCTCACGCGACCTGTTGACCTACGAGTGTGGATATCGCTCTGCATTCGGCGGGGCAATGTGGAAGCAGCCACAATCCGCTGTTTACGTGGATTACAAGTCCTCACCTCAGTAACCCAGGGGGGTAGCATGGAATTTATTGAACGTTACCCCGAATTCGCCAGTACCGCACCAACCCGCAGAGAAATCGCGCTACAGGACGCAGAAAACCAGATGAGCCGCAAGGTATGGGGCAAGCTTTTTGAGCAAGGCCACCATGCTTTAGCGGCTCATTTACTTTACGTTTCAGGTGCGCTAACTCCATCAGGCAGCAGTAACGGAAAGCCAGCCCAGGTACTTACCAGTCGCGCTGTGGCTGGCGTGTCCTTGGGGTATTCGGCACCTGATGCGGGGTTTGGTGCAAATCATGACGGTTATGCCATCAGTAGCTACGGGCAGGACTACACCCGGTTGCGAAAGTTGGTAGGCGTTCATGTGTTGGCAATTCGGTAATGACAATGGGGAGTATTTGTTATGACTCCAGAAGAAACGCTAAAGGCAACCACTGAGTACCTTAAAAACCTTCAGGCGATGAAAACGCATTATGTCGCCGTTGGTCTGCCAGCATCGAAGGTGGGAAGTAAGACATACGCTGATGGAACTTCAATAATTGAAATTGGTGCAGCGCATGAGTTTGGCGCTGAAATAGACCACCCTGGTGGGACCGGGTATACGGCAACTGGTGGGAAGGCGGTGTTTTCTCGCAATGACTTCATGGGGCCAGTCACCGGAATAACCGCCGCCCACAAGATAACCATCCCAGAACGTTCATTTCTTCGTGCGCCATTCACGCTTAAAAAATCCGAAATAAACCAAGCTATCGAGAGGGGAGTTGCAGCGGTAGGTTCGGGCAAGATGGATGCTGATAAGGCATTAAACCTTATCGGCGTCGTCGCCCGTAATATCAGCGTTAAAGCCTTTGAAACAGCCGGGTATGGAACGTGGCCGGACATCAAGGAAGCGACTAAAAAGGCAAAGGGTTCATCTGGGATACTGATTGATAAAGGTGAGTTGCGCGGCGTAATTACATGGGAGGTTCGTAGTGAGTGATTTATCGGATCTTGATATGACCGACGCCCTTATTGATTGGGAGCAGCCGGTTAAACTCAAAACTAAAACGGAAGTAACCGTAAACTTTGAACCTACTGTAACGATTGTTGTTGAGGATATTCTGGCGGTGGTTCAAAGCGCGAATAAGCAGACACTCACAATGGATAGTCTTGATTGGTCTAAAGAGTACTTACTTATCCATTCTAGAGTAAAAATCAAAGCGGGCCAATTCATTGAGAAAGGCGGCAGGGATTACAAAGTCGTCTCGCCAGCTGATTATATGGATTATGGATTTTGCGCCGCTATTGTGGAAGAAACCAGGCTCCCGCTATTGGTCGCAACAGCATGATAAAAACCCAACCACACCTTATCGCCGTCGCTCGGTTCGTTCGTGACCTGCTGGATTATGACGAACAGCTGATTAAATTCGACCGAAGAAACATCATTTCATCTGATTTCGCAGCGAGTTATATCGTCGTCAATGGCAGCCTTCCGCAGTCAGTGCTTGCGAGAGGCCAGCGTTTCAATGGTGATACAGAGGTAATGACGTACACCGCCACAGTGAGCCACAGCATCGTGCTGGAGTTCTACGGTGATAGCGCCTACACAAATGCGGAATCGTTCCTGATACTCAGCGAGAGCCAGTTAGCTAACGAATTACGCCGCAAGAATGCACTAACCATTATGTCCGTATCAAACATTACTGACGTTGGTCAGTTGCTGGGGCAATCCCACGGCAACCGAGTACACCTGAGTTTCAACGTTCAATACGCCCCGGCTCGCGATGTGCAGACGCTGCGTATCGACACGCCGCAGTTTCAATTTCTAGAGGACAAGTAAATGTCGGCATCTATTAACAACGTCATTAACGTGACGCTTCTCGAAGAAGGCCGCTCGGCTGCACGGGATAACATCAACGTCTGCGCCATCATGACCAGTCAGCCAGGCGTGCTGAGTACATCTGAGCGCTACCGTTCTTACAAGTCGCCAGCAGCAGTAGAGCAGGACTTCGGCGCTTCATCTGTCACGGCTGCCTTTTCCAATTCCTTCTTTGGCACATCGCCAAATCCTATCTCCGCTGGCGGCACGCTGATTATCGGCTTCTGGAACGCAGCAGGAGAAACGCTGCCAGCCACCGCAGGGGTATTGCGTGGGGCTGAAATATCACAAGCCACAGTCATGCCAGCGCTACGGTTGGTTGACGATTGGTCATTCAGTATCAGTATTGATGGCACCGATCATGACATCACCGGTATCGACGGATCAACCGCTGCGACACTGTCCGATGTTGTTTCTCAAATTCAGACAGAGATTACCCCTGCTGTTGCTGCTGTATCCTTTGATGGCACCCGGATTGTTTTCACGAGCCCTACCACTGGCGCAGCTTCAATTGTTGGCTTTCCTGAGCCAGCACCAGTCGGCACGTTCATTGGCGACATTCTAGCGATAGCGGCTGGATCTGGCGCTGCAAAAATTGACGGCAAAGCATCTACTCCAGTCGCGCCAGAATCACAACTTGAAGTACTCAGCGCTATCAAGTCGCAGGTGAACGTTAAAGGCGCTGGCTTCATCGATAAAATTCTCGATGCCCAAGTGCCGTTAATCGCTTCATGGGCAAAGGCCAACTCCGTCATCGTGTACGAGACGTTCACTGGAGAAAGTGCGCTTGAGGTTAACCCAGCAAGCCCCGCATGGGCTGTCACACTCGCTAGTCAGAGCAATTTCCGAATGCTCTACAGCAAATCTGGCAACCGTAAGCTGGCTATCAGCTATATGGCGCGTACCCATACCGTGAACTTCAATGGTGAGCGCACTGCAATCACTCTGCATCTTAAAACGCTGAATGTCCCGGCTGAAGAATACTCTCAGACCGAAATCGACAAGGCCAAGCGTGTTGGCCTCGATATCTATACCACCATCAAAGACGTACCTTGCGTCCTGACCAGTGGTTCTAATGACTTTGTGGATAACGTCTACAACCTGATGGCTTACGTTGACGCGGTGCAGACTGATTCATTTAATCTGCTGAAAACTACGCCGACGAAAGTGCCGCAAACCTATTACGGTGTTGATCAGCTGGAAGACTGCGCAGAGAAGACGACTCGCGGGTTTGTGCGTGCTGGCGTATTCAGTCCCGGAACATGGACGCTTCCTGACTTCTTCGGTGACCGCGATATGTTCTTGCGCAACATCGAACAAAACGGCTTCTACGTGTTGGCCGGTGATTTGAAAGACCAGTCCACCGCTGACCGCCAGGAGCGCAAATCCCCGGTAATGCAAATCGCAGTGAAGAATGCTGGAGCTATTCACAGCGAAGACATCATCATCAACTTCAATAAATAAGGGGCGGTAAATGTCTCAGATTGTTATCAACGCAGATACCGCCACCATTGTACTGAATGGGCGCATTATCACAGATATCGCAGCGGGGGATTATGTCACTCTGACCCCGTCAAACCCTTTAACCAGCCGTGCGAACAGCGCGAAGAATGGCGTGACCATTTCCAAGCGCGTTGATGCTGGCGTACATGCAATGGTCGTGCGTGTACAGAAGTTTTCCAATGACGACATTTGGCTCAACGGACTGCGTAACAGCGAAATACCAACAGTGATTAACGGCTCGATTAAGGAGTCATTCACGCGCGACGGCGCTTCACTCAAAGAAACCTACGACCTGCAAGTTGGTTCACTGACCACTCAGCCAACTCAAACCAAAAACAACCAGGATGTTAACGCGCTCATGGAATACACCATTGAGTACCGTAACGTCGTGCGCAACGTATAAGGCCCATCATGTCAAAAGAAAAGCAGAATAAGGCGCTTGAGATGATCAAGGCCGTCTACGATGACGGCTACGCTGAAATCAACGGCAACCGCTACGATTTCGCGAAGATGACGCACAAAAAGCGCCGCAAGGTGTTTGCATTCTTCACTGGTATCGCCAGTGAGCTATCTCGGCAGTCCCTGGAATTCCTCGACACAGAGCGATTTGAAGAAGTCGAACGCCTGATGTTTGATTACGTACTGTTCGACGGCGTTCAGCTTTCAAAGCAGCCTGACCATTTCGAAAGTTATGCCGGTGATTACATAATGCTGATCACCACGGCTTTGCAGGTAATCAGTTTTCCTTTTATGGCCGGGAGCAATATGAACTCACATTCAGAAGCTCCAGGAGTCCAGAAGTTTACGTTAAGTCCTCGAACATAAGCGATGAGATGAGCATGTACTTGGCGCTATCAAAGGCCGGGTATGGCTCATATAAAGAACTCACTGAGTTGGATACGCCGGAACTGCTGGACATGGTTGAATTCGAAAACATCAGCGCTGATATCCAGCACCATCAGATGGAGGAGGCGAAAAATGGCAATAGTTAACGAGTTAATCACCAAGTTCGGGTTCATTGGAGATCTTGCGCCTCAAGAGACATTCAATGCCAATCTTAAATCCTCCATCGGTCTGCTGGCGGGAATGGGGGCGGCGATTGCTGGGTCTGCTGCTGGTATCGCTGGCTGGGTTACATCGGTCAGTAAATCTATAGACCCACTGATTCAGTTCGGGCGCGAAACGGGCATTGCCGTTGAAACCATTCAGACGCTGGGTTATGCCGCATCAGTCAATGGTTCAAGCGTTGACGCCCTGCAATCCTCACTGGGCGAGATGACGAAGCGAGTTGGTGAGTTTGTATCAACAGGGGAAGGTGAGGCGAAAGATGTCGCTAGTCGGTTGGGTTTGCAGTTTAAGGGGCTGAATGGTGAAGTTAAATCCTCTGATGTCATATTCCGCGAATTAGCAGACAAATTGCATGGCATGAGCCAGGCCGAGAAGTTTTCCGTTCTGGATAAGATGGGCATTGATCGCTCGATGGTGCAGTTACTCTCTAAAACGGGTGATGAGATTGAGGCGCTTCAGAAGAAATCAGAAGCACTAGGCGTCGTCACGCAAGACCAGGCTGACCAGTTTGCCGCTTATAATGACTCCCTTACTACGCTTGGTAAGGGGTTCGATGGTATTAAGTTCCAGGTCGCTATAGGCTTCGTGCCGGTGCTTAAAGACCTGGTTGATGGCTTCACTGATTTCCTGATAGCAAATAAAGACCTCATTAAAAATGGATTATCCCACCTCGGTGAAATCATTTTCTCTGTCATGGGTATGATCCGTCGCTTTTTGCCGATTGTTGCAGCCATCACCATAGCATTCGCAGCATGGTGGCTGGTCACTGGTGGGCTTGCTACAGTGATGGGGGTTCTAATGTCACCCGTTGTACTCATCACTGCTGCCATTCTTGGCATCATCCTGGTGATTGATGATCTTCTTACTGCAATGGAAGGCGGAAAAAGCGTAATCGCCGACTTCTTCATGGATAACTGGGGGATTGATATCGTTCCGGGGCTGTTAGCTATTAAAGACGTCGTGCTTGAAGTGGTCGATTTAATCATCGATTCATTTAAGGTCGGCGTTGAGAATATTAAGCTGATGTTTTCCGCACTCTGGAAGTTGTTAACCGGTGATTTCGAAGGTGCGTGGAAAGACGTTGTTAAAATTTTCGATAACACTGTTGAACTACTGAAAAAGCCTTTCATGGCATTTATCGACTGGGCCCAAAACATTTTCGCAAACCTCGGCGACTATATCGGTAACGTCATCAGCAATGCGGCCTCAAGCGCATGGAACTCTGCCAAGTCATTTATCGGCCTCGGCGATGATGAAGAACAGTCATTACCTGCTTACTCTGGCAGCGCTGGAATGAATGGGATCTCCTACGGTAACCCTGGGTTAAATGGCAATCTGGCATATACACCAGGTGGCGGCGTTAGTAATTCAAGCGTCAGCCAGAGTAACACCATACACATCAATACATCCGATCCGGTAGTGGCGGGTAATACAGCTGCGAACGGGTTGCAGCAAAGTATGCGCGATGCTAACAGAATGAGTGGAAGAGGGGGGATGTGATGGGAATTATGGACGGATTTACCACTGCCCAGGAGTCCGGCAAAAGCACAGTGAAAAAGGTGGGGATCGGCGGCTACTCGATGTTTGCCCGTGTAAATGACTCCACCAGTTACCCCTCGCAAGTCCCTGTTGATGTACTGGAGGACGGTAGCAACGCTTCGGACGATATCATCAATGGCCCTATCACGATAAAAATCAGCGGTGTGGTTGCTGATGTTTACATGGATGCAAAACCCAACTCCTCCTTTGGTTTGATCCCTGATTATTCAAAGTATGGTGAGGTGCTGGAATACATCCCTGCAAAAACCCAACAGCAGTTGCAGAAAATGAATGAAATTGCTGACCGGGCAGAACAAAAGATATTAGAAGCAAAGCGCCTGTCTGATAAGGGCGCGGAGCTTTTCGGTTTAGTGGGCAATCCGATAGCGGGGGGCGCAAAAGGTATTCGTGAGCAGTTCCTTGATTTCATCGAGGCGGTGTATTACGGCAAACAGCTTATCTCTGTCGAAGTGGACTACCGGACTCATGAAAACATGGCGTTAAGCGGCCTGACAATAAGCACCGACAATCAGACGCTAGAAACCAAGTTTGAAGCCAGCTTTACGAAGATAAACTTTACCCAACTCACCACTACTGCCATTGAGAAACACTTCAAATCACCATCACCAGCGGCTAAATCAAAGACGGCAGGTGTGGCGAATAAAGGCACACAGACTCCTGCTGATAATTCGAAAACAAGCGGCCAGTCGAAATCAGTTATGACCTCGTTAAAAGGAGCCGCGAAATCTTTATTCTAACGGGAGTAATGCATGGATCTGATAACCAATATTACCGATGAACCTATCCAGCGCTATGTGCTGCTGTTCGACCGTGGTGAGGCCGTCGTTATCATCCGGCACCTTCCTACGGTGGAGATGTGGAAAATGCGAGTGGAATACAGAGGCGATTTCATTGATGGAGTCAAGCTGTCGCTGGGGGCACTGCATTTTCGCCACAAGAACTGGCCCTTCGATATCGCGTTGTTTTGCACCGACAACTCCGGCATTGACCCGTACCGGGCTGATGACTTCGCTAGTGGGCGTTGTGAGATTTATATGGTGACGCCGGACGAGATGATTGAAATTCGCGGAGGAGACGTGCCGTAATGGAAACTTTCTATCGTGATTACCGGCTAACAGTCGGGATCGGGAATCAGGCTGTCATTATTGAGCCACCGATGTCGGTATCGTTCAAGGCTCTTGAGTCGGTAGATAAGAAATCGCTGGGTAAGCTGACCGTCTCAGTTAACGGCTTAAAGCCCTCGACGCGCCTGCAACTGATCAAAGCTGAGGATGATGAAAAATACATCCCAGTCAGGCTGGAAGTCGGGTATGACGGCAAGTTGCGTCAGGTGTTTCAAGGGTCAGTAAAAAGCGGGGCTGTGAAGCGAGAAGGGGCGATACACGTTGTAAACCTTGAATGTGAGGACGGTGGGCACGACTTCATTAACTCGTTCACATCGCGCACGGTGCGCGGTAAAGACCAGGTTGTCGATTCTGTTCTCCAAGATATGCCGAACACGAAGAAGGGCGCGGTAACGAGCCAACAACAGTTGATAAGGCCGAAGGTGCTTGTGGGTAGCTCAAGTAAAATTATCACTGACATGCTATCGCCTGGTGAGAGCTTCTTCATTAAAGATGAGCGGGTTCATATTCTGAAAGATAACGAGGTTACATCAGGAAATATCCCGGTTGTTAATGCCCGTAGTGGGCTGCTTAATACCCCGCAGTCAACAAAGGGAAGTGCGCAGAGCGACTCTGGAAAGAGCGCAAAACCTGCAACAAATAACCCGACCACCGATCCGGGCGCAGCCAGCAAGGATAGCGACGACCCAAGCACGCTGGTTAAACAGTCTAAAGGTCAGGTCGTATTCGACACAAAGCTAAATCCGATGCTGACCATTGGGGGGCTGTGCTCACTGGAAAGTGTGACTAACCCCGCATTGAACGGGGTTTACAAAATCTACCAGATTGAAACCAGTGGTCAGTATACTGGGGCGGCGTGGGGTCAGAAGGTGACGACGAGGCCAGCGGGGAATTACAAAGTTATAAATTGACTATTTCATATCAAGGCAGACGGTTGCCACATAGTCACCCATAGCGGCTAATGATGAATACGCAAGATCTTTATCAGTTATATCTTCTTTCCCCATTATTTGTTTTTGCTCGCTAATGAAATCTTTCTTTATTTTTAGGCATGATTTTTTATCTTTTATGCCGCTTCGAGCTACTTCACGTAGCGCCTTCTGGGCCTGAGGAATCCTTGATATTGCTTTAGTCTTTTCCATATCGCTCATGTCAGTAAGCTGTATAGCTTGCACCATTTCGCTTTCAAATTTCGCTTTTGCAATATCCGCATAAGGCCCTGCATGAGCAGTGGTAGCCGCCAGTAATCCAGCAATTAAAATCAATTTTTTCATAATCCATCCCAGAGAAAACCATGATTGAAGAACTTCACGACACTATCGGCGCTGGCGTGGATTTCGCGCTGGCTGATGTTCACACTATTGTTGTCGCAAAGATCACGTCTGTAAACGATAAAACGATTGGCTGCAAGCCGGTAATTAATCGGGTGGTGAAAGGTGACGGGCATCAGCTACCCGAATTTATAGAAGTCCCTCCGGTTATATTGCAGGGCGGCGACAGCTATATAGCCGAGCCGATAGCCGCAGGAGATTACTGTCTGGTACTTATCTCAGAGCGCTGCTATGACGCCTGGTACGCGGGGAGTGACTTTGTGCCACCGCTTGAAATGCGGATGCACGATTACTCTGACGGTTTCGCACTATGCGGCGTAAACCCGTTATCGACCGCAATATCCATCCCGAAAATTAACCGCATGATGATGGGCAACACCGATCATGAGGGTGATTTGGTGCTCACTGGCAACATTACCCAGAGTAGCGGCATAACAACGCTAGAGTCATGCGTGGTTCAGGGCCAGATGCAATATGACTCCTTATTGACTGATGGGCAGAGTGGCGTTAGTGGTTCATTCAGGAGTGATGACGGGAAAACAATCACAGTAACCAACGGCATTATTACGGGGATAACATGATTGTATCAGCGCTTGATAAAAATAGTGATTGGAGCTTTGGGCGTGGGCGACAGAATTATATTACTGGTGGTGGCGCCATTGCTCAAAAAGTGAAGTGCAGAATTCGCTCATTTAAAAACGATAACCCATTAAATATGGGGGATAACATTGATTGGGTTTATCTGCTGTCCGAAAAAAACACCGAGCAGGAAATACTACGTGAAATAGAACGAGTGACCCTTGCAACGGATGGTGTTATGCGCATTGTTCAATTAGCGATGGTCGTGAATAAGACAACACGAGAGCAGGGCATAGAAATGCGTATTGAAACTGTTTTTGATGAGCAGACCATCAACTTTCCGATAAGTGGAGCATTGAAAGATGGCACTACAGTTTAATAATAACGGACTGGAGATAGACACTTTCAGGGATTTATTCCAGACGTTAAGTGATGCGTATAAGAGCATCTACGGTCAGGACATTGATTTAGACCAAGAGTCGCCGGATGGTCAGCGTGTGGCAATCGAAGCACAGGCGCGAACGGATATTGAAGCATCAATTCAGTGGCTTTACTCGCAGATGGATCCTGATTTTAATACCGGCGATATGCAACAAATTATCGCCAAATTACATGGGCTTTATCTGCGCCCCGGTTCTCGTTCTCAACGTGATCTGAATGTGGCGACTGATCGACCCGTATTTTTATACAGCGGGTATAAAATCAGAGACCAATCCAATCAAGTTTGGTTTGTAAGACAGAATGTCACCATTCCAGCAGGAACAACAACGGTGACGTTTTTCGCTCAAGATTTTGGGAAAGTAACCGGACTTATTGCTGATACATTCACCCAGTTAACCCCTGAACTTGGTGTTTTGAGCATAACTGCTGATGCAGTTGCCGTTGTTGGTCGAGACGAAGAAACACCAGAAGAGTTTCGCCAGCGCCGGAATAGATCTCTTGAAAACCCAGCAACCGGAAGCACCGGCGCAATATTTGCCAAAGTAGCGCAACTGACTGGCGTGACAGATCTGAATGTCGGAGAAAACGACACCAAGATTGATGACGTATTGACAGGTATCCCGGCCAATTCTATATGGCTCGTCGCGGAGGGAGGCTCAGTATCAGAGATAGTCGAAGTAATGGTTAAACAAAAAGGTGGTGGGACAGGAACGAAGGGCAGCGTTATTGGTCGTTATATTGAAACTCTAATCAGACCAGACGGAACTACTCTTCAGATAGCTCACGACATGCAATTTGACCGCCCAATCTATAAACCATTGCATATCAATTTAACCGCCAAGCGAAAAGTCACAAATGATCCCGTTGATTTAGATACCCTCAAAGAGGCCCTCGCTAAACGTGTGATGCATATTGGTGAGGAAATTGACGCCAACGAATTTTATGCAGATGGGTATGGCTCGGGCCGCGTCAATTATGTGCTGACTAATCTAAAAATTAGTATTGATGGCATCACATTCACAGATGCTGAATTATCTCCAGGGTTTCAGGGTAAATTCACTCTGGATGTTGCGAATATCAGTATTACTGAGGTGACTTGATGAACAACGACATAATCAATCGCTATACGTTAATGCTCATCAAGCAATATTGGGAAAAGCAGAAGTCCCGCGCTGAAATAGAAGCCATGCTGACACAGTGGCAAATAATTGCAGACTTCATGCGTAACCCCGCCAACTTTGACCTTGATAAGGTAACTGGATATCGACTTGATGTTATAGGCAGGATTGTGGGGCTGCCGCGAAGCGTACCCGCAGTGATTGCAAAAATTTTTTTTGGGTTTGAAGGTCACACCAATTCGGCCGGATTTGCCAGTAAATCTAATGCGACTTTCATTGGCGCGCCATTCTTCAGTAAGTTCTCACCGGCATATGGTGACTACCAGTTAGGCGATAATGAGTACCGCCGGTTTTTGAAAGTGAAGATTTCCAAAAATGCAGCTTCATCAACTATCTCATCTGATGAACGCGTTAGCTTACAGGAGGTTATTCAGGCAGCCTTCAATGGCGAGGCGTATGTCACTGACAGAAAGGATATGACGCTCGCGTTAAATATATCACCTAAAGTCTCTCAAGATGAGCTGCGCCTTGTCGTTAAGCTCGGACTGCTGCCTAAGCCTGCTGGGGTTCGTTACAATTATTATTATCAGGTTACCCCTGGGATGACTTTTGGCTTCTCAAGGAACCCCGCAGCCAAGGGGCTAGCCAGCAAATTCAACACCGCCTATCAGGGCGGTTTTTTTTCGAGGAAAATTCATGTCTAAGATTGAGAGATATGCAGGTAATTTACGTGCGTTTGGTTCTAATGCGCAGGGCTTGGAAAGAACGCTATTCGGTGAGACAACACAGGCAGATGATCTTACCTCGCAGGTCACAAGTTCATTTCTTCGCGGCTGGGGAATAGTTGGGCCATCTGAAAACCCATCAATGGAGGATTTCAACGCTGCAATGTATACGATGAGCCAGTTCATCGCTTATCAGCATCAGATGGGAATTCCTGAATGGGATGCTCTTCAGGAGTATTATTCCGGTTCGATCTGCGTCCGCAATGGAGAAGCTTATTTATCACTCGTAGACAGTAATATCGGCAGCGCTCCTCCATCTGCTAAATGGACGTCGGTATTAACAGCTAAAAACGCTCTTGCAAATATAAGCGGCTTCCTGAAAAGCGCCAACAACCTATCTGAGATCGCCGCTGCGGGTTCTGTTGCACAGGCAGCAGCACAAGCAAATATCGGATTGACGGCGAGCAAGTTTTCCGGCCGGTTGCTGAATACGCAGACATTTACATCAACTGGCACTTATACGCCCACTACTGGTACTGCGTATATTGAAGTTGAGGCCGTCGGTGGTGGCGGGGCATCAGGATCACTTTCTGCTACAGGCGCGGGACAAGGTGGTATTACAGTCCCTGGGAGTAATGGGGCATATGCATTTGCATCATTCACTACCGGATTTAGTAGCGGCGTTTCTGTTGTTATCGGTTCGGGTGGGGTGGGAATTTTTGGTAATGGGCCAGCTGGAGGTAGTACAGCATTCGGGACATTACTTAGTTGCCCCGGAGGGCCAGGATCATTTGTTAGTCTCGCCATAACTCCCCCTGGATATACATCACCTCAACCGGGCCCAGCCATACCTACAGTTACAGGTGGTACCTTAATCAAATCAGGGTATGGGAGCCTTTTGAACCCAGCAGTAATCTTGGCACCAGGGGTTTTTACTAACTATAGGTTAACCACTCAGACGCCAATAGGGACCTTTGGGTTAGGGGCGGGCGGTCAGATTAGCAATGCATCAGCAGTTGCATTAATTGGTGCCAGCGGCAGTTCCGGTTATTTAATTGTGAGGGAGTATAGTTGATGAGTATATATGCATTAATAGATATTCAGACCAATATTGTTGTTAACACAATTGTTCTGGAAGACGGAACTGGGTGGCAACCACCGGACGGATTGCTTTTAGTAAAATGCGTTGAAGTATGTGGGATTGGGTGGGAATATAAAGACGGGGAATTCATTCAGCCTGATTATTAATCATTTGGCTCACTAATTAATTGAAAATAAAAACACTTTAGTATGAAAAACACAAACTGGGCACCATTTTAACTTTCTGGTGCCCAGTGGTAATTGCTAATTAATTGAGTTTATTTTTTTATAAAGTGGGCTTGCCAATAATTCAGAGCCATTATTAGATAAGTGAGAATTATCACCAGTTGTCATATATAGGAATTTATTATCGATAAATGCATAACAATAATTTTCATCACATATGTATTTTGAAGGATCAAAATATCTTACTTCAGGGTAATCTTTCAAAACCTTGAAAACATCATCCCTGTACTTTTTATTGCTATTATCAAAGTAAGATTTTGCGGTAAGGCAAGATTCTGATGCATCAGCTCTAAAGTTGAATGGCCTTTCATTAAGGCATTTTTTGGAGTCAAATGGCATCTTTGGAATGTCCAAAATAAATGTTATATTCTTTTTCTTACTTAAAAAATAATCGAATGTTTTACGAAGGTTTGCATCAAAATTAATCTTGTTTTTATGGCAAACAATTGATGCGCAAGAAATAACGACATTTTTAATGGCTGGGTTGCTACCAATATAATCATATATATCTTTTTGAATTACATTGAGTTTGTTATCTTTATTTATTGAATTAATTATTGGGTTTAATCCAGCCGAGGTCCACCCACCACCCAAAACTCCGACATTCTTATTATCTATTACTGAAAGACCGTGATAAAAATGCAGCGCGTGAGAGTCTCCAAATAATATGGTCTCTGGAATCCCGGCGCTTTTAGTAATGCATATATAATCAGATATCTTTGGGAATACCTTTCTGCAACTGTCGTTACTCAATTCACGTGGTGTTTCCATCTGGGAAAGAACCGCACTATCGTGCTCAGATAGTGACTGAACCCTAGACGGGAAACCATTATTTGAGGTAACAACATACCCGCAAGCCCCCAAGCAAGCCATTACGACTAAAAGAAATATTGTTTTTACTTTAAAAAATGACCCTTTCCTTATTTTATTTTCTATGAAATGTAAGCTAACCCAAGCCATAAAAATTGATAAAACAACCAATAATAATCTAATAGCTACACTTGGGGTTCCGCTTTCCATTATGTGAGCAAATGATAGCAACGGCCAATGCCACAAATACAAAGGAAAACTAATTAATCCAAACCATACAATGATTCTGTTAGATAATACCATCTTATTGAACCATGCATTAGGGCCAGCAAGTATCAATAAAATAGCACCAACCACAGGGATTGCAGCATAAAATCCAGGGAATTTAACAGATTCATTTATAAAAACAAAACCAATAAACAGTAAAACAATCCCAATAATTGAATATGTATTATCAGTTATTTTAGTAAATATTGACTTGTGGGTATTTATTTTAAGACTTAATATTTTTTCACTTGAGTTTAATTTAAGAATTAAATGCTTTTTATTTATTGTAACCCAAGCTAAAAGACCTCCACTTAAAATCTCCCAAAATCGCGTTTGAGGACTATAGAAAGTAAGTGGCTGGCTTTTATATATGAAAAATAAATTCAATAAAAATGATACTATCAGAGCAATAACCGTTACTTTCCCTATATTTATTTTAATTTTCCATAAAGCAAATAATATCAAAGGCCAAACTATATAAAACTGCTCTTCTATTGCTAAGCTCCATAAATGCAATAAAGGTTTATTAATCGCAGTTTCATCGAAATAACCCGCCTCGCCCAATAACATAAAGTTAGAAACAAAAGCAGAGCCACCAACTATATGTTTACCGAGTTGCATGTATTCATCAGGAAGAAGTACCACCCATCCAATTAAAATACAAAATAATAGTACAGTTATTAATGATGGGAAGATTCTCCTAATGCGTCGAGAGTAAAAATCAAAAAAACTAAAGCTACCATTATCTAATCCCTTATATAGTATTGATGATATTAAAAAACCAGAAATAACAAAAAATACATCAACACCTATAAAACCACCTGGAAATACATTGGGGAAAGCATGGAAAAAGACAACCGACAATACAGCTATAGCTCTTAACCCATCAATGTCTGGCCTATATTTAGGATGTGAAGATTTATGAGTGTCAACTTCATTTGATTTTTCAACTAAACTATGTTCTTCATTGATTTTTATCATTTTTTCCATCGTTATCAT